CGAGCTTCTCGAGCAACCGGAGTGGGCGGCGATCTCGGCGGCCTGGTGGTGGTCGACCCACGGCCTCAACGAGTTGGCCGACCGCGGCGAGTTCGCCGCCATCACCCGCCGGATCAACGGTGGGCTCAACGGCCAGGCGGAGCGCCTGGCGCTGTGGGAGCGGGCCAAGGCGGTGCTGTCGTGATCTCGTCCCGTGTTGTCTCGGTCGCGCTGGGCTGCCTGCTACTGGTCGGCCTCGGCGCCGCCGGCGGTGTCTGGCTCGGCGCGCGGCACTACCGGCCGCAGTTGGATGCCGCGAGCGCGGATCTGGCTGCCTGCCGTTCCGCTCGTGGGAGCCTGGAGGCCGCAGTAGTGGAGCAGGGCGGGCAGATTGCCGCGCTGCGTCAGGCTGGTGAGCATCGCGCCCGGGATGCCGCGCAGGCTGTGGAGCGGGGGCGGCAGCAGGCCGCGGAGCAGTATGCCGGAGCCCAACGCCTGCTGAGTCAGCGAACCGCCGGTGAGCAGTGTGCGGCCGCCGAGGCGGTCATCGATCAGGAGCTGGGTCTATGAGGGTGGTGCTGATGCTGATGATTGTCGCGCTGGTGGGATGCGCCGGCCGGCAGGAAGCCGAGCCGCGCACGGTGCGCGTAGAAGTTCCGGTGGCGGTGCCGTGCCGAGCGCCCGCGGTCGAGGTGCCGGCCTGGGCAGCGGCTGGGCTGAAGAAGAGCGACGACCTACAGACCAAGGTCCGCGCGCTGCTGGCAGAGCGTCGGCAGCGGATCGGTTACGAGGCGCAGCTCCTGGCTGCGAATCAGGCCTGTCAGGATTAGGAGTAGACTACGGCCTTTTCCTACGGAGCTTGGTGATGCTGGTGATTCGATTGGCGGGGAAGTGGACGCTGAAGCTCGATCGGCAGATAGGCAGTTCCGGAAAACACGGGATATGGGCATTCCACTGCTCTGAAAGCACGTTCGCGCCGTCCTCAAACGACCTCCGGCGTACTGCGGCAATCCTGCCTGCCGAGCCCAAGGAAGGCCAGACGGTGGACGTATCGATCTGCGAGACCGCGCACTCGCCGGATGGCTGGATTGCCGTCGGATCAGGCGTTGCTGCTTACGAAGCGGAGCGCTGAGGCTCGATCAGATGGGCGCCCTGGTTTCGGACGTTCCCCACGTCTCGGCTGACCGCGTACCACCGGAACGACTCGCTCGGCTCACCCTGGTGGAGCACGATCTGCTCCGCGCGTTCCGGCGGCGTCGCAGGGTCAAGCCACTCGCGTGCCAGGTCGGGCGGCAGCACCACCGGTCTCCGGTCGTGAATATCGACCAGGCCGCCATCGGCGTCCGCGGTAATGATCACGAACCCGTGGTGATCTGCCGGTTCGTCATCGAGGCCAGGAAACTGGCCGATGGCCGCGCATAGGATCGGACTCCCGTCCCGGTGTTGGATGTGGAACGGTTGTTTCCGCGCATCGCCTCCATCGACCCACTCGAACCAGCCCGAGATCGGCGTCAGCGCTCGGTGTTTCCACGCGGTGCTGAAGAAGCGTCCATGCGCCACCTTTTCGACTCGAGCGTTTATCGGCGCCGCGCGATCACGGGCCCAGAACGGCCTCCATCCCCATCTGATCGCCTGGGCGACCAGGGCGTCCCCTTCCAATCTGAGCGTCGTCACCGCCGTCGACGGCGCGACGTTGTAGCGCTCGGGCTGCTCGCCGACAAGGTTGACCAACGCGTTGGGCATCGATAGCGCATCGACGAACTCATGAAGCCCTGTGTACTGCGAAAGCCTGCCACACA